TATAAGCACAACTGCTGCAATCGGTTTAAGCAAACTTGCGACCGGTGCATTGCCTAGTGGCATCACAATCGCTTCAGCCAATATCGTTGATGGAACGATTGCCAATGCAGACATCAGCTCTAGCGCTGCAATTGGCCTGAGCAAGTTGGCTACAGGTGCCTTGCCAAGTGGCATCACAGTCGCTTCGACCAACATTGTCAATGGAACGATTGTTGATGCAGACATCAATTCATCTGCCGCAATTGGGCTAAGCAAGCTTGCAACTGGGGCCCTGCCTAGTGGTATTACAGTCGCATCAGCGAACATTACTGATGGCACGATTGTTGATGCCGATGTAAACGCAAGCGCTGCAATTGCAGGAACCAAGATCGACCCTGATTTTGGCTCGCAAACTGTGTTAACCACAGGCAATATCGCCACAACAGGCAGAATTGGCGTTAATACGTCATCCCCAAGCTTTAGTTATGACTTAGATTGTAGAGGCACAATGCACGCACTGGACGGAATCTATTTCGACAATAATATTTACTCTTACCAAGTCCTAGATGATTTTGAATACGGAACTTTCAACCCACAGCTCAGTAACTTAACTACAAATTTATACAGTATTCAACACGCCACATACTGCAAAATAGGTAGATCAGTGAATTGGGCGATTGACCTTTATATCTATAGCAACAGCGATAGTGATACTTTTTACCTAACAGGTCTTCCCTTTTCTCCTGATAGTAGCAGTAAAGTGTATCCAGTTCATTACAAAATTAACGACGAACCACTGTCGGACTCCAACCTTTATTTTTATCAATACGGCACGGCTGTTAATATGCGCCGCTACACCAGCTCTAGTGTTACATATACAAACCTTGACAATAATAGTATTGCCTTGGGCGGTTGGTACCTAGCCAATAACTGACCTAGAAAAAATGCCCGCAATGGCATAAAACTACGACCATTAAACCTGTTTCTGCCAGTCGGCAGCTCCTAAAATGGCTTTTACAGAACGCCAAGAGTTCAAGCTCGAAATCATCCCACCGCATTACGTCATCCAGTGCCGCCGAGCCGACATCGTCGAAAAAGACGGCGTTGAAGTGGGACGTCAATTTGTGCGGATGCTTCATGCGCCAGGCGATGATCTGACAATGGCCTGCAGCGAAGCGCAAGCTGTCGCAAACGTGCTGTGGACCGATGAAGTCATTGCTGCCTACCAAGCAACACTGGAATCACAACCCGAACCTGAACCCGAAGCTTGATAAAAAGGCCCCGTTAAAGCGGGGCTTTTTTCATGCCTTGCTGTAGGTCAAACCTCAGTAAAAAGCCAGTCGATGTGGTTTAGGTTTGATGTGTGATATTTCTTGTCACGCCCCACGCCAATAAACGATGGTTCGTAATCGTTAAAAATCCGGGTCATTATGGAGCTGCCTGCCATCAAGACTTGGGTGCCGGTTAGGCCTTCCCTCCAATAGTCGCCATTAGCCAAAGTCCTTCTGGAATGGGTGCAGCGGCTAGAAGCGTTGACCGGGTTTTTGTGACAACCGCTGTAGCCCACGATCAGTGGATCGTTCGGAACGTACGTGTTGTCGTACGGGCTGTTGGTGATCGTGATTTCGAACCAGCCCATACCCCTTTCGTTATCAACCCGTGTGTTAATGCTGAATTCATCCTTCAAGGGGGCCAAGTCTGATGAAGCCAGCTGCCCAGTCAATTCATCACGAATGCGGTTGGCACGATCAATGCGGCCTTGAAGTCGCGTAATCCTGCGGTCGTCTTCAGGTGTTTCTGCATTTTCAATACGGTTTTCGAGCATTTTTGCCCGCCTTTCAAGCAAAGCATCAACTTGTTCAATGCGCTCTGGGAGCAACTGTTGCTGCTTAATCCGTTCTTCAAGATTGCTCATGTTGAAAACTAGGTAAGCATTTTTATGGTAGTTGCAACCTAGACTCACGCATGTGATCTAAAGAAAGGTCAAACCAATGGCTGTAAAGTCGCGCACTGGTCTTGCACGCACAGAGTTCAAGTCAGGTAAACCAAAAAAGACTCGGCAAGGTCAAGGAAACAACTCACGCCCTCGCCACAATAAAAAGATGTACCGAGGTCAAGGCAAGTGATGGATCGCCACACCTACGAAAACTGGAAAAAGATAAAAGAGCTTATGGAAAGGCAAGGTCGCACGGACAGCATGTTTTACAAGCGTGCCGTAGCGATTTTGGCCGGCAATAAAGACCCATTAGAATAGTCTTAGAAATTCCGGAGACTCTGCCATGGAGGTTTTCTCCGGCATCGCGACTGTCATAATCGCAACCGCGACTGGAGCGTTGTGGCGTCTCGATAAACGGTCCAGCGTTATGGATGCTCGCATCAGCCTGGTCCTTGAGCAAATCACAGCACTGCGCTCAGACCATAAAGAAAGGTTGGATGATCATGAGAAACGGCTGAGAGCCTTAGAGCAGAATCTATAGAATATCCCTGTGGATACTTTATTACTATGGATCCCGCAACCACTGCAATGATCGCAATCGGCCTTGCCGCCGCTTCCGAAATTATTGCCCTATCACCGCTTCGCAGCAACAGCATCATTCAAATTGTCCTGCAGGTGTTGACCAAGTTTTTCCCAAAAAAGTAAGCGGCATCCCGCAGGACGGCAAATGGCTGGTTCGGTTTGGTGACAAGCACTGGACCGAACAAGTCAAGCAAGCTGCGCAGGATTTTAAGTTTCATGCAACGCTGAAGCCTCGTCTCGACAATGAGATCGAGGACTGGCACGCGGCACAACCTGGGGACAAGCCACGCACCATTGTCACGCACCACCCTGGTGAAGACACCACTGGACTAGGTCCACCAATCAGCATCCGCTACCACTGGCCCGATGAGCACGAGACAGATCCGCCTGCTTGATTTGTTCAAGTATTACAAGAAGCTTGGCCATCAAACTGCCGGGCTGCTTGAGCTTGAGCGGCAAATCCTGTATTTCTGCCCGGACTGTTTCGATCGCGATCAAGAGTGGTACAAGACTTGGTCTACAGCCGTAGCCCCCAAAGAAGGCAAGTGGCTCGTTGACCGCGAACAAGTAGCTGCCGTCTCAGGCTGGAAACCAAACCAGTTTGACGACAAGTTTATGAGCGACCTCAACAAGCTCATCTACAGCACAGGTATGACCAGCGTTGAGCAGCGCCGTCATCTGGTGTCGCAAACAGCCCACGAAACCGGTCGTTACCGCTGGATGAAAGAACTCGGCGACGACGACTACTTCACCCGCATGTATGACAACCGCAAAGACCTAGGCAACGGTCCAGGTGACGGCAAGGTCTTTTTTGGCGGGGGCTGCATCCAGCTAACTGGCCGCTACAACTACCAACGCTTCAGCAATTGGCTGGAACGTAACGGCATGGCTGACGACAAAGTTATGCAAGAAGGCGCAAACTATGTAGCAGAACAGTATCCGTTCCTATCAGCAGTTTGCTGGATTGAAGAGAACAATTGGGCAGCAGTTTGCGAGGGCACTGATGTCTACCAAGTAACTCGCGTATTAAACGGAGGCTATAACGGCATCGAAGATCGCCTAGCACTGTACAAAAAAGCTTGCGAATACATAAAGCAGTAGTTAAACCGGTTATATTCAAAACAGCTGGGACGTTGATCTTGCAGACCTTGAAAGGGCTACTGCATGGATCATCAAATTGACGAAACAGAACTGGTACCGAGAAAGAAAGCGAAGATGCGCTTTCGAGAAAAAATTCTTAGCGAGTGGAATTACTGCTGCGCTTATTGCGCCGAACCACTAGGCAAAAACGCCACCCTCGACCATGTAGTACCTAAATGGAAAGGTGGGCTAACTGAGCAAAAAAATTTAGTGGGCTGCTGCTTTAGCTGCAACAGCCATAAGTCAGGCCACGACTGGAAATCGTGGTTTTTGGGTCAAGCTTTTTGGACGGAGGCACGCGAGGCTCGCATATCCGAGTGGCTCGAACAGTAGTGCAGCGTTCTCCCAACGGAGTGGGCACGCAATTCGCAAAAGCTATCAATACACAACGCACCGCTAGGAGAGCAAACGCGGTACCAGCCATTGGGTAAGCGTTCTACTTGGAACGGTGCGTAGTCCATACCTAAACGTTATCGAAAGCAGCCTCCGCAACGATTGGAAATTGTTGTTTCAAGATTTCTCGGCAGCCAATCGCAATTCGACGATGCTCCAACTGGGTTTCTTCTGCAGCACGGATCTGAATGTAGTGAATCCAGCTGCGCAACGTACCAGTCATATACATCGAGGTCGGCGTACACATAGGCAAGATCCGCCTTGCCGTCTCTTTAGCAATACCCTTATCAAGCATCTGCTCGTATAAACGGAAAGTCTCTGAGATTAGATGCCCTGCTTTTTTCTGAAGCTCGTCCTGGTGCGTGGGGTGGATGTCGTTAATGCTGTTCTGCCTGTTTTTCTCGTCTTGCCGCCTAAACCAAGGGGTTTCTGCTGCTTGAGTTTTTGCGTAACGAGTAGAAAACTCTTGAAATGAAAAAGACCTATGCCTCAAAATTTGAGCTGCAATATCGCGCTCCGTTGAAATCTCAACGCACATCGAAGCCATTTCAAAAGGCGACCAGTGCTTGTGCTTGATCAAGTACTTAAGAAGTCGTGGTCCGGTTTCCCAGTTTTCGTCATTTGCAGGGTTACTGACTCTCGCCATTTTCACAATTAAACGCTCTGCATCAGGCGTTGCCCAGACAAGAGATACGCTCACAAGGTTCCTCTATAGGTGAGTTCTTCATTATGGGTCTTGCTAGAGCCAGACCACTCGATTTCGTACTTACTGATTGTTTTTTCTTTAGGTTGAACGGTCCAGTACCTATTACCGCAGTGCTTGCACTTACGTCTTCTAAGTTTTAAGCCGTTTGTATCGTCTCGAACCATGACAACAATCGATTGCCTGCACCCACACCTTTGACAAACCATCAAACTTTGCTGTGAAGAAAACGAAGTTTACGAACTGAGCTATGAAAAATGTTTCTTGTGCGCTCCCTTGATATGCCCAGCTCCTTAGATATTGCTTGGAACGTCATAGGGGGTTCCGTACCAAGACCGAAAGCGCACTCAACTACATACCGTTCTCTTCCCGCCAGCTTGCACAAGATGCCTTCAACTTTTTCTAGGTCTATACCCCAAGAAACCTCATCAAAAATGTCTATGTCAGAGGAAACACTATCAATGAGCAGCACATCTTCATCAGTGCTTCTAAGTCTGGCATCAAGACTTATTGCATCGTTTGACCTATCTAAGTATTCCTGCAGACGCGAAGGGCTGATTTTGCAAAACTCAGCGCACTCTTCAATAGTCGGCTTGCGGTGATGGGTGTTCTCAAACATCGGAGTCCAGTTCCGCAGCTTTGTTAAAAGCTCAACGGCGTGGGATGGCAGCCTTATCACGCGATCGTGGGTAGCCAGATACCGCGTGATGCTTTGCCTGATCCACCAGTAAACGTAAGTCGAAAGGGCATAGCCACGCTCTGGATCAAATTTCTTGACCCCATGAGCAAGGCCCATGCTCCCTTCCTGGACTAGATCGCAAAGCTCACTTCGTTTGCACTTGTTGGTGTACCTCTTGGCAATGGAAACAACAAGCCGAAGATTGCAGTTGACCAGCTTGTGATAGGCCCGCTGACCTCTACGCACCTGCTGGAACGTTGGGTTTTCTTGGCCAATCCACTCTTGAACTTGACGTGCCAGGATAATTTCCTGGTCTTTAGTCAGCAGCGGGTACCTGCCAATGTCCTGAAGGTAAGCGCCAAAACTATCCATTTCAGTAATTAACTTCCACGATGCAGGGAAGTTCACCAAGGCTGAGCTGCACAGCTTTAGCTACAGAAGCAGCCTTTTCCAAAGTCACGTAAGAGCAGGCGTCTTCAGCATTAGCAGTGAGCATAATGCCGCTTCCAGTTGCTTCGTAGCAAGCTGCAAGATAAGTGTTGTCTTTTAATGCAAGTGCAAAACGCATAGTGGGACTTGAATGCCCACATAAAGTATCACAATAGATTGGGACTGCAACCAGTATCAGCCTTCTTTGACGTCTTTTTTGAGTCTTGCCCTGCCCTTGACTCGCCGCTCAATAGATTCCTGCCAAGCGGCCTGATCCGCCTCAAGAGCTTTACTGTATTCGTCTGCTGAGACGCAAAGCTCCAGTTGCTTGTAAATCACGTCACGAATCCAAGCAGTGGGACGTACTTTTTGAGCCTTAGCCAAATCCAGCAGAAGCTCTGCCCTGTTGGGATCCAACAAAATCTGCAAATACGTTTTATTGCCGTGCCGGATTGCCATCGAGCATCACGTTTAGTACACGGCAGTCTAACAATGTGCTACCAAACAATCGAGTCATCTACATGCTTACGCCACCCCTGCGCCTGAGACTTACGAGACGCACGCCGTTGCTTAGTGCAGCCTGCCCGTATATTCCTTGCGCCCTCTAAAAACTCAGCCGCCCGTTGCAGATCCGCTGTGGTGGCACGTTTGATCTCGTACTGCAGATACCGCAGCATTATCTCCCTTCCCGTTGGTGGCCGCATAAGCCGCATCCATCACGTCCCCAAGTGAAGTGTAGTAGCCCAGATCTTGAGCAGCGACAAGATTCCAGCCCTGGGGCGTGTGATGGATGCTGACCATGTCAGTGGATTTCAGACCAACGTTTACCGATAGACGGCTCAGCAAGCGGCGGAATATCGCCCAGCCACATTGCTTCCGCGTCTTCCATTATTTGTTTTAGCTTGGCGGCCCACTCTTCAGCCTTTTCTTCCTTAACGAGCAACAAAATTTCGTCATGGACGCAGGCTGCAATTTTGACCTGACTTTCGCCGACTTTGACAAGCTCATCCCAGAGCTTGCCTAAAGCACACTTCAAGATGGCCGCACCAGCTCCTTGAATCGGTGTATTACATCTAACGGTCAGCTTGTTTTTACTAGCTGGCAAAAACCGACGCATATTTGATTTCGGTATGCGGATGTGCGTCCATTTATTGCCTTCGCTTGCTTCGGCAAGAAGGCCGTTTTCATGCTGCCATGCAGCAATGCCTTTGTAAGTGTCTAACCACTGGGTCCTGATCTTAGAAGCTTCTTCAAGGCTCATAGTGACCCCAACACCGGCCGCATAGTTACGGAGACCTTTCGCACCACTGCCATACAACAGGCCAAAATTTGCTGATTTTGCGATTTGCCTAGTGCAGCCGATGGATTCAGCCGTAACCGTATGCAGGTCTTCACCATCCTGGAACGCTTTGATCATGCGTTTGTCTTGCGCGACCGCAGCAGCCAGTCGAAGTTCCATTTGACCAAAATCAGCATCCACAAGAAGCCAACCATCAGGAGCCTCAACACATTGGCGGAAGGCTTCGTCTCGCGGAATTTGCTGGTTGTTGGGGTTGATGCAGGACATGCGGCCACTTTCGGCCCCGAGCTGCATATAGCTGGCACGAACAAAACCATCTGGCGCGAGTTTTTCAAGGATCGAATCAACCATTTGCCGACGCTTGTCAGCTTTTTTCCAAACCAAGTAGGTCTGAATAACGTGGTGGTCAGCTGCATAAGCCTGAAGTGCAGTTCGACTAGCACTCGGTTTCCCAGTTTTGCCTTCGATGGGCGGCTCACCAAGAAGGACTGTGAATTTCGCCAAAAGCTGTTTTGGCGCACCGATATTAAAGCCCGCAAGTTTTTTGGTCCCAAGTCGCTTGCTGCCCTCATCCCTTGCTCGTAAGTTAAAAACTGCCGGGGAAGTTTCAATATCCTCAATTTCTTTGAACCATTTTTCTCTAAGCACGTCATCATTACCCATTTCCGTGAGTCGCGCTTTGAGATAAGCCAAGCGGTCATCTGTTTCTCTGGGCAACTTGTGTTCTTTAGGTAAGGCTTCATCAAGTTCATAGACAAAGTCTTTAGCAAGCGCAGCAATGTCATGCTCATAATCCTTGCGAAGTTTTTCAAGGGCAGACTTATTCCAGGGAAGACCGGTGCGCCACATGTGCGCCATAGCCGGTAAAGCCCTACATTCAAGAGAGTACGCAGGGTCTAAACCTGCTGAAGCAATTTTCCCAGGTAAGTGAGCGTCAAGCTCTAACAAGATCTCTACATCTTTAGCGGCATACTCCAACTGCTCCTTACTGAGGACTGGAGCGCTCCAATCAGAAGCCTGCTGTTCCTTTGAAATAGTTTTGTCTAAGTATCGCTTAGCTAAGTGAGCTAAGCCATGTTGCAGGTTTGGAATGCCGTTGTTCAGCAGCTTGCTAGCAAGCATGGTGCAGTAAACACGACCCTTTGGTTTGAAGCAGTATTCTTGCAACCAACCCAAGTCAAAAACAGCATTGTGCGCAGTCCAGTGCCGATCACCATTTTCAAAAAAGTGATCGAGCTTACGTCTATCGTTTTCATCGATGGCAAACAAGTCAATAACAACGATCGACTTAGTCGACTCAGCACCGAGCTGGAGGAGTCTAAGCTTGCCGACCTCTGGCTGTAGCTGGCACGTTTCCGTGTCAAATACGATTGAACTGGCATGAAAAACCTTGTCCAGGTGTTCAATGCCGAAATAAGTTGTGTAGGTCATTTAGAAAAGGTGTTCTTCAGGAAATACGCCGTCCCAGTCGGACTCATGGGTGCCGTCTGGCGCGTACCAACCGGTGTCGTCGAGATACCAGTCAGCCTGCGTGCGAGCAAAAAAGATCTTCTTCTCAGGAGAAAGATCCATTAAGGAGTTGTCAAAGCTGGGCGTGTTCATTGGAGCGGATCATCGAAAGGCGCTGGGTTGTCTTCGAGGCGCTTGTACAGCTCAGCCGCTTGCTCTGATTCCAAATGATCGATCAGGCGGTTGAGATACCAACGAGCTTTGGAGGCGTCCTGGTGCGGACAAGCTTTAAACCACACGCGAAGCAAGTACTTCAACGTGTTCCCA